TCATGCACTCTTCTTGTATCGCCTTTCTACGGTCCCTTTGATGTAAGTGGTTAACTCTTTGTTCTTTTCGATCTCCAGGTATATCTTCCGCTTCACCATCGGCCAATCGCGCAGTAGATAGGACAGCTGCTCGAGTAGGTACTCGGCACGGCGAATAGCGTTACGCGCCTCGAGCAGCAGCGCCCCCTGGTCTTCTTCGCTCATGGTTATTACGTCTCAAAGTAGTGAACAGATGAGCAGTATATCTGGAGGGATTTAATAATGGGCGTTTAGATTTGAAAAGCAAGTTTTTTTTATTAATTATTTGTTTAAGTGTAGCTGATTAAGCTGGTGGGCAAAAATACAGGGACATAAGGGACAAATAAAACAGAAACTATTTTAAAAAAGTTTCCGACAGTTTTGTCCCTAAACGCCCCCATTTGTCCCTTAACGCCCCTATTTGTCCCTGATTTCCCCCAATTTGTCCCTGAGTTAAGTTATTGTTTATATATTCGTTATAAAAGTTAGGGCGTTAAGGGACAAATTAAACTGAAAGTCTGTACCTGTAAAAAAAATAAAAAATTCTATATAGGAGAACTCCCGGGAAATTTGTCCCTTAACGCCCTAATGGCCCTAAAAGCGCTATAAGATATTGAAATTAAACAACTTCATTTAGGGACAAATTAGGGAAAGTTTTGTCCCTATCAGGGACATAAGGGACAAATGGGGATTTTGGCAAAGGTATAAGGATTTTCAGCCTCGAAATTCCTTATACCCTCTGGTTTTGTCCAACACGTCCAACACGTCCAACACGTCCAACACGTCCAACACGTCCAACACGTCTCATTGACAACCTTTTAAATTTAGTGGTGTAAGGCGCCCACTCCATTTAACGAGGATTGTCAAGTGCCCAAAGTCGGATCAACCCATTACGCACATACAGCCGCTGGCAAGAAAGCCGCGGCGGCTGCTCGTAAGGCCGGCAAGGGCAAGCCGAAGCCGAAGCCCAAGAAAAAGTAAAGTTGAGCTATACCGCCGATACCTGGCCACAAGAACGCTGGCCCAATTTCTCGTTCACCGAGATGGCCTGTAGTGAGACCGGCGAGTGCGAGATGGTCAAGGCCACGATGGATCGGCTGCAACTGCTGCGGTCTCATTACGGATCGCCGTTGACGATCACCAGCGGCTTCCGCAGCCCGCGCCATAGTATCGAGGGGCTAAGAAAGCACCGGGCAGCCATGCAAGGGGAAGAGCCGTTGACGTTGCTTGTGCCGGCGTCGATGCGTTTGAGGTACTGACCGAGGCGCTGGCGGTAGGGTTTACCGGGATCGGGGTAAAGCAGAAGGGGGAACACCGGTTTCTTCACCTCGATGACCTCGGGCTGGGAGAGCATACGGCGCCGAGGCCGACGATCTGGAGCTATTGAGTCATGTCATAGTGTGAGAACAAAAAAATGAGATATGCGACCCCGGCATATAATGATTGGGTAAGAGGTCTTAAATGCCGCGCAAAAAGATACAGGTTGATGCTGATCAAGTCCGCGAATTAGCTCGACTCGGATGTACGTGGGACGAAATCGCGGGTGTATTGAGTATAGCACGAACCACTTTCGTCATGCGGATGAAAGAAAAGAAGTTTCGTGAGGCATATGATCGAGGAATCGCCAAAGGCAATACCTCATTACGTGGCGCACAATATGACGGTGCGGTAGGTGGCAATACTGGCTTGCTCGTCTGGCTCGGCAAGAATCGCTTAAACCAGACCGATCGCGTCGAAACGCATAACGAGACAACGATACATGACGACAGCAACGCCCTCGACAAGCTCACTGGCGCAGTCGATCGCCTCGCTTCCCGAAGCGGATCGGGCGACGGTGCTTCGGGTGCTGAGTCCGGTCGAGGCTGAAGAGGTATATAATGATTGGCGGTTTTGGGCGCGTCCCGATCAACTGGCACCCTCGGGCGATTGGCGCGTTTGGCTTATCCTCGCGGGTCGCGGATTCGGCAAGACGCGATGCGGTGCCGAGTGGGTGCTTGAGCAAGTGCGCCAGGGTCGCCAACGGATCGCCCTCGTCGGTGAGACAAAAGCCGATGTCAGGGATGTCATGGTTGAGGGCGAGAGTGGTATCCTCATTTGTGCCGGCAAAGATCGACCGTTATACGAGCCGAGCAAGCGGCGACTCACTTGGTCGAATGGCGCGGTCGCGACCTGTTACTCGGGCGACGAACCCGATCAGCTTCGCGGCCCACAACACGATGGCGCGTGGCTCGATGAGTAGGCAAAATACAGATATGCAGAAGACACGTGGAGCAATCTCGATTTGGGTTTGAGACTCGGCGAATCGCCGCAAGCGGTGGTCACAACGACCCCGAGGCCGATCAAGATCGTGCGCGAATTAATCGAGGATCGGTTGGTTCGGACGACGCGAGGTTCGACGTATGCGAATCTGCCGAATCTGGCCGAGTCGTTTGCTCAACGAATTATCGCTCGATATGAAGGGACGAGGCTCGGGCGGCAAGAGTTACACGCCGAGATCCTCGACGATGTGCCGGGTGCGCTTTGGCAAAGGGCGCATATCGACGACGCCCGCCGCACTTCTCCTCCTCAGTGCGAGCGGGTCGTCGTCGCTATTGACCCTGCCATGACCTCGGGCGAGGATGCCGACGAGACGGGCATTGTCGTCTGCGGCAAGCTCAACGATCGGGCTTATGTGATTGAGGATCTGTCAGGGCATTACACGCCGCAAGAATGGGCAAGCGAGGCACTCAAGGCATACTATCGACACGATGCCGATCGGATCGGCGCCGAGGTCAACCAGGGGGGCGACATGGTGGAGCATACGATACGCACACTCGACCGTAATGCCTCATATAAGGGCGTTCGGGCGGCAAGGGGTAAAATGACCCGCGCCGAGCCGATTGCCGCGTTATACGAGCAAGGTCGCGTCCACCATTGCGGGATGTTCGCGGCTCTTGAGGATCAACTTTGCACCTATACACCGGATACCAAAGAATCGCCCGATCGCCTCGATGCGGCGGTATGGGCATTGACCGACCTTATGCTCGGCGCAAATGAGGGCGGTATGACGAGGATACGAGGGATTTAATGCCAGTTGAATCAACCGCGCCACAATACGAGGCACTCGCGCCTGCTTGGCAGAAGTGCCGCGACGCATACGAGGGACAAGAGGCGATCATCGACCGAGGTTCGGAATATGTCGCCCCGCTCGATACGCAAACGCCGAGCGAGTACGTGGCACATTTGCGCCGAGGCTTGTTTTTCAATGCGACCGCGCGGACGGTGCAGGGCATGGTCGGCGCATCTTTTCGCCGCCCGCCATCCATCGAGGCGGGTGCCGCCGAGGATCTCCTCGCCGATGCGACCCTGACCGATCTGCCCTTTGACTCGCTCGCCAAGCAAGCGATGCGCGAGGTGTTGATCGTCGGGAGATACGGCATCCTCTGCGATTACAGCGACGAAGAGGCGCGGCCGTATCTCTCACCATATGTCGCCGAGAATATCATCAACTGGCGCGTCGAGCGGATCGGCGGTCGGTCGGTTGTGACGATGGTTGCCCTCGCCGAATCGGGGCATGTAAGCGATCCGAGCGACCAGTATAAGCTCATCGACCAACATCGCATCCGCATCTTGTCGCTCGATGAGGGCGTTTACACCGTGCGCCTGTACGTCAAGGCGAATGATTCGACGGGCGGCAGTCGCGACCGATATATCCTCGTCGATGAGTCGTATCCGACCGTCGCGGGGCAGCCGCTCGATTATATCCCGTTCATTTGCATCAACGCCAGCACCGTCGGGCTTGATGCCGATCGCCCGCCTCTGCTCGATCTGGTGGACGTAAACATTCACCACTGGCGATTGTCGTGCGATTACAACCACGGCTTGCATTATACCGGACTCCCGACCCCGATCGCGGCGGGATTTCCGAAGAGCAACGACGGGTATCGCATCGGCCCAGGCGCGGCATGGTGGTCGGAGTCTGCCGACGCAAAAGCGAGCTTTCTGGAGTTTAAGGGCGAAGGATTGGGCGCGATGAAGGATGCGTTGAGTGAGGACGAGGCGAAGATGGCGGCACTCGGCGGTCGATTGCTGGAGAAACCCAAACACGCGGCAGAGGCGGCGGCAGCGATACGTCTTCGCACGGCGGGCGATCAAGCGACCCTCGCGTCAATTACCGAGTCGCTCGACCGCGGCCTGACGCAAGCCCTCGGACTGCTCAACCTCTGGCTTGGGGTCATTCCCGACGGGGTCGAGGTCTTGCTCAACAAGGATTTCTTCGGCGAGCAGATGAGCGCAGACGAGGCGGTCAAATTGATGCAGATCGCGCAGCAAGGGTATATGTCAGTCGATAATCTGATGTTCCTGTACGACCGGGGTGAGCTATTGAGGCCGGGCGTGGAGCCGCAAGAGGAACGCGAGTTGATCGAGCTTCAGCAGTCGATCCAGAGTGTTATGCAGGCTGAGGGGTGAAGAAGATTAATACGAACAGACCCATGATGGTGGCCCAAATATACCCGACTAAGCCGAACATAAAGATCGTGCCCAATAAACGCTGAATGATTACGAGCGGACCTTTGTCTTTCCATAGAGGCAATTTCAGATGGCGTAACACGCAGCGATTTAAGAGGCCGTAGAGCAATATCGAAAGGGCAAAAGTGGCCAACATAAAGAGCCACATAGTAAAAAGATCTCCCAAAATGGGGCGTAACTCATCCAAATAGGGAAGGAACCAAAACAAAGCTTTTATCGCCTTTATGATGATTTCGACTCAAAAAATAAATACGAATACATCACCCACAGAATAACTCCTATGATCCAAAGGTATAATACCCTCTTAAGGTTAAGAGATTCGTCCTCGGAAAATTTAACAGAATAGATTAAATAGCCCAGAGGGCCACCAAGGAACACTAAGCAGGCCACAAATGCCGCTTTCCAATTATACGAGTAATCAAGAAGAAGTGTGGTAACCCATATGGCACATACTGATGTGACGAGAACTATAATGCTATATATCCACAGTTGTTTTTCGGATAAGTGTCGCAGTGGCCAGTAATTTCTCGGATAGGCGTGGCCGCAGTGAGGACAGGAGGGAGCTTGTGCGGAGATTTTTTTTTCGCAGGTGTAGCAACGCATCCACTTCGGTTCCATGTGGTCAGTTGTCAAGAATGACCTCCAGATACGCGTTGAGGAAAGGTGAACCTTTCATTCTGCCATGCGCCGATCGGCAATTTTGCCGGTATTCTCCGCAATGCGAAATGCGACGATTATCAACTCGAAAAACATCCGGGAGAGGAGAATACACATACAGCTAATGGGAATGGTGGCCAATATAATTGAGAAGGTGACGAACTTGTCAAGGATTGGTACGAATGGCAACCCCATGAAGATAAGCTTGTTGAGAACATATAGGATGAGTATTGCCTGCATCGGGATAAGTAGTGAGCAAATCACAGAGATAACGTAGAGACCTTTGATTATTCGCGTGGTTGCGTACTGACTGAAAGAAATGTCAGAAATACATCCCAATAAACTCGTTGGATTACTCATGCGTAATCTCCTCAAGGCGTGACGGAATATTTAACGGGCAGCTCAACATCTGATGGCGACAGTATACGAATTTTAAGAGGGATATTCACAGGTGAAAGTGGAAAAAACGGTCAAAACTAACCGGTCACCGACGCACAAATGAACATCAACGAGCGGGTCGAGATCGAATTGACACGGCACGACCTCGATCTCGTCCGGTACCAAAACGGGCAGATCAAGGACGCCTTGACGATGATCGACAACTTGCAGATCGAGGCGTTGACCTGGAGGCAACAGGGAGGTTCAGAAGATGGATCTGCTCAAGAAGGTCGCAAGCCGTAAGCTCGGAGCGGCGATCGGCGGCGGGTGGCGTTCAGCAGCACGATACGCTGGCCGTAGAACAGATTGTTGGCCATGCGCTTCATGTTCCTAATGCGGATGCAGACTTTATTAGTGTGTATTTGCAGATTGAGTAATTGACATAGAGATGAGCGGGGGCGCCTTTGGCGCTTCCGCTACGCTCAGTTAAAGAGTTAGCAAAATGGTGAAGCCCATGATCGAGCACCAAACATAAAATAGCAGAAGAAAGGCGAGGACGAACCTCAAGATATGAGCCAATTCTATTTGTTTGTGTGTACACCAATTCCACAATTTATCGTCGATCTGGCGTTCGAAATACATACTCAGCAAGCCAACGAGCAAGACCGAAAGGAAGAAAGTGCTGACCATTAAACACGATGCAACCCTTTCTCCGGTTGTAGGTGAAGAAAAAAACTCAATTATGTTGGAAAACCCTGGTCCGTCCAAATAAGGAAAAAACCAAAGAAACCATCGTGAAAGACCCGATGGATCGTAAACGCTGTTAGTAGCGGATTCCATGCTGATAGTATCGGCACGAAAAAACTACATACCAGTGAAAAAAGTGGGAAATTTCAGTATACGGGGTCCGTTTGGAGGCGGACCGACAATTTAAGCCTCGCAATAGACGGGATTATTAGATATGGCTCAAAAAGCCCCTCAAAAGACCAGTGAAGCGCAGCCCCAGGCGGCCGGCGCTGGCACTGACATTTCAATCAATAACATCGTTAAGCTGTTCAAAGAGATGCCCACGGAGTTTAAGGACGAGATCCGCAAAGAGCTGGGCGCCAGTATTCGAGCATGA